CCAGACACCAGACACCAGACACCATAGCCAGACACCAGACTTAGACACGCACCATCAGCCTTCCACCGAAGCCGGGCGCGTGTGTCTGCTGATGCGCCGGGCTGGGATCTCGGACGGCAACCACGGCCACCCGGACCTGCTGACGCTCATCGACGCCGGAGCCACCGACGCCGAGTTCGAGCAGGCCGCAGTAACGGCCGTCTCGAAGGGCAAGGGCTTCGCCTACGCCCTCGGCGTGCTCAAGGGCCAGCGCAGCGACGCCGCAGAAGCGGCCAAGGGCATGCACCGCGGCGCCATGCCGGCCTCGCCAGCCCAAGACCGCAAGGCCCGCCAGCTCGCGACAGCCGCCGTGCTGACCGGCGTGGCGACGCCCCCGAAACCGCAACCGGAGACCATCGATGTCGACGCACGAGTCATCGCTCCCTGACCCTTGGGTCGAGCGCATCTTCGCCGCCATGCGCTCCACCTACGGCGCGGCATTCGACCGGCAATGGGAGTGCCCGCCTGGGGCCGATCCGGTCGAGCACGGCAAGCAGCTGAAGGCCCACTGGGGGCGCGAGCTTCGCGCCTACCAGCAGTCGCCGCAGGCCATCCGCTTCGCTCTCGAAAACCTGCCCGAGCGGCCTCCCAACCTGGTCGAGTTTCGCGGTCTGATGCGTCGCGCCCCGATGCCCGAGCTCAAGGCCTTGCCGGCGCCCGTCGGCAAGCCATCGCCCGAGGTACTGGCCAAGGTGGCAGCGGTCGCCCATCGTGTCGAAACCGACCCGAGGGCCTGGGCGATCCGATTGGCGCGACGTGAGGCGCAGCAGCAGGGCAAGGGGCTGACGCTTTCCATGCGGCAGATGTGGCGCGCTGCGCTGCATGTCCCTGCCGATGCAACGCCGGCCGATGTGTTGACCGAGCTGCGCCCCGCTGCCAAACCGGCCTGCGCCCCATGAAAACCAACCCCTTGTACCCGAAGCGGTCCATTCCGGCCTGCGGCGAACCGATGGAGGAATCGATGGCATGCGAACTGACGAAGAGTACCGACACCAATGCGAGGTGCGACAGGTCCTGCTCTGGCGAGCAGAGCGTGGCACCGAGTGGTGCCGGGCATGGATTGCTGGTGTTGCGAAGCACCGAGGACAAGCTGCAGCCGATCGTCTTCGCGCCGACGCCACGCATCAGTGGGCGGCGGGCAACCGTGGAGAGCACGGCGACTGGCGCTGATCGCTGCACCCGCTGCATGGTGGGCCAGGGGGAGCACTGCAGCTGCCGCGTGCCGCTCGATGTCACGGCCGTTCGGTGGTTGTGGTTCTGGCTCGCGGTGTTCTGGGCGCTCATCGGCTTCGCGGTGCGGAGCTGCGCAACATGAGCCCGCTGCGCTTCACGGTGCCGGGCACGCCGGTGGGCAAGGGCAGGCCGCGTCTGGGCAAGGTCGGCCAGCACGCTCGCATGTTCACGCCGGAGAAGACGGCGAACTACGAGGGTCTGGTGGCGCACGCCGGCCAGCAGGCCATGGCCGGGCGGCCGCTGATCCTCGGCGCCGTCGCGGTGGTGCTGGACATCGTGCTCGACGTGCCCGCCAGCTGGTCGGGCAAGCAGCAGCGCCTGGCGCTGGCGGGCCAGCGGCACCCCACCAAGAAGCCCGACATCGACAACGTCGAGAAGGCCATCTTCGACGGCCTCAACGGCGTGGTCTGGAAGGACGACGTGCAGGTCGTCGACGTCTGCAAGCGCAAGCGCTACGGCCCGGTGCCTGGCGTCACGGTCGAGATCGAAGAACTGGAGAACCAAGCAGCATGATCCCCCGCAACGCACCGGTCTTCCGCTCGACGCAGCAAGCGCTCCATGTGGCGTTCCTCATGGGCATTCTGCCGGTCACCCAGAAGAGCAACACCCAGATGCTGCTGGAGCGCCTCATGGAGGAGGCTGGCGTCGCCAAGGTCGTGCAGCGAGACGGCACGCTCAACTTCGCCGGGCTGTCGCCGATGGAGGTGCGCGGGCAGTGCGCGATGGTGCGCGGCGCGGTGGAGCACCACTGCTTGCCCTACGAGCGCGCGGCCATCGTCGCGTGGTTTTCGTCGGCCGATGACACGGGCGGCAAAAGCGCTTCCGATGTCGCAGCACACCGCCAGAAGGTCTACGCCATCACGGCGTTGCACGGCCTGACGCAGCCGCGCATGACCATCGACAGCGTGGACGTGCAAAGGATGATCGTGTGGCATGTCCACGCGCGCGGCCGGCTGCGCGACCGCCTCACGGAGCGCGCGATCGCCGCGGAGTCGAGCGTCAGCCAGTCAACGGTGCACCGCAACGTCGTGGTCGTGTCTCAGACCTGCTCGGCACTGCGCCGGCGCGGCATGGATCGGCTGGAGGAGATGTTCCGGCGCGACGGGCTTGTGGACGTCGAAGCTGCAGCCGCGGATGCATGAATCAAAAAGTGGTATAAAACGCTATGGTCGGGGCCGAACTGCGCTCAGACCCAAATCTCAGCCCGCCCGGCCCACCGCCGCGCGGGTTTTTCGTTTTGGAGAACTGCATGTTCGACAAGCTCAAATCCTGGGCCGAGGGCGAGTACGCCGCCGTGAAGGGCGCCGTCAGCGCCGAGGTGTCCGAATTCATCGTCTGGGCCGAGGGCAAGCAGGCCCTGGAAGACGCCGAGAAGCTGCTGGAGCAGCACGGCTACACCGTGACCCCGCCGCCCTCCGCCGCGCCTGCCCAGGCCTGACGACTGATCGTCCCCGAGGAACCGGTCAGCTCCTTGCCGCTCGGCACGGGTAAATGCCGAGGAACTTTCCCCGCACGCACTCTGCGGGAAATGGAGCGCGAGAGCAGACGGCTTGACCCAGCGCCAGCCGGCGTAAGTCCGATGGGTCAGCCATTACCCACACGCAATGGAGGCCCAGATGGCCGACAACAAGTGCGGGGCGAAGTCCAGGCGTACCGGCCTGCCTTGCAACAACTACCCCATGCCCAACGGCCGATGCCGCATGCATGGCGGCAAGAGCAAGGGCGCCAAGAACAAGCAGGCTCATGACGGCAACACACGTGCTGTCACCCACGGCCTCTACTGCAATGCGCTCCTGCCCGAAGAACGGGCCCTTTGGGACCGCGTGCAGTTGGGCTCGCTCGATGACGAGATCCGCTTGGCGCGGGTCAAGCTGTATCGGCTGGTCAAGATGTCCGGCAGCAGCGAGGTTTCCGACCTGGTCGACTCCGCGATGGAGGTGGCCAAGCGCTACGAAGTCCATCCGACCTTCGGGCCGATGGAGAAGCGCGAGATCAAGGTCAAGACCACGCAGTACGGCGACCTGATCGTCAGGCAAATCGACGTCATCCGAAAACTGGAGCTGGCGCGCCGCGAGCTGGCCCGAGTGGACCCCAACACGCCGCCGCCTCCGCAGGAGCCGGTGACCGAGTTCCGCATCACCGTCGTCACCCCAGAGAACTTCAACCCGGACCGCCATGGGACGCGTTCTTGATGTCACGATGACCGAGCCTCAGGCCCGGTTCTTCCAGCTCGACGCCAAGTACCCGCTGTTCTGCGGCGGCTTCGGCACTGGCAAGACCGAGGCCCTGACGCTGTGCGCGACGCGCGACGCGCTGCAGGCGCCCAGCGCCATGATCGCGCTCTACGAGCCGACCTACGACCTCGTGCGCCTGATCCTGGCGCCGCGGATGGAGGAGAGGCTGACCGACCTCGGCATCCGCTATCGGTACAACAAGACCGAGAACATCATCTACACGTCGTCGGGCAGCTGCGCCGACTTCGTCATGCGCACGCTGGACAACCCGGCGCGCATCATCGGCTACGAGAGCTACCGGGCGCACGTCGACGAGATCGACACGCTCAAGCAGGACCAGGCCACGCTGGCCTGGCGCAAGATCATCGCCCGCAACCGGCAGCGGCCGCGCGGTGTCAACAACCCCTTCAACCGGGTCAGCGCCTACACGACGCCCGAGGGCTTCCGATTCGCCTACGAGACGTGGGTGAAGAACAAGAAGGCCGGCTACGAGATGGTGCAGGCGCCGACGCGCACCAACCCGTTCCTGCCGGCCGACTACATCGAGACGTTGCGCGCGAGCTACCCGCCGCAGCTCATCGAGGCCTATCTCGAGGGCCGGTTCGTCAACCTGGCCAGCGGCACGGTCTACCCGGACTTCGACCGCAAGCTCAACCACTCGCCGACGCAGATCCTGCCCGGCGAGCCGCTGCAGGTCGGCATGGACTTCAACGTCAACAAGATGGCCGCGGTGGTCTTCGTCGTGCGCGACGATCAGCCCCACGCCGTGGCTGAGCTGGTGAAGGTCCGCGACACGCCCACCATGGCGCGCCTGCTGAACGAGCGCTTCAAGGAGCATGGCCACAGCGTCACTGTCTACCCCGACGCCGCCGGCCAAAACACCAGCAGCAAGGGCGCCTCGGTGTCCGACCTGACCATCCTGCAGGGCGCCGGCTTCACCGTTCGCGCGCCCAGCCACAACCCGCGAGTCAAGGACCGCGTCAACAGCGTCAACGCGCTGGTGCTCAACGGCCTCGGCGAGCGCCGGCTGCGTGTCAACACCGACGCCTGCCACGAGTTCACGGCGTCGTTGGAACAGCAGCCCTACGACGACCACGGCGAGCCCGACAAGACCACTGGCCACGATCACACCAACGACGCGGCTGGCTACTTCCTGCACAACCGCTGGCCGGTGACCAAGCCGGTCGCCACGCACGCCGCCCATGTGCCCCACGTGGGCCGCTGAGCCATGCCCGACTTCAAGACCCTGCAGACCGGATACCCGAAGGACCGGGACTATCCGGAGCGGGTGTTCCGCCTGTCTGCGCTGCAGCGCGTGCTGGACGGCACGCTGTACGACGAGCTGAAGCACGCCTTCAGCGAAGAGAAGTCCCCGTCCAACGAGTACGTGCCGCTCGACAAGCGCCGCCCCAGCGCCCGCACGCGGATCTGCCGCACCGTCGTCAACGACTCGGTGTCGCTGCTCTTCAGCGAGGGCCACTTCCCCGCGGTCGAGTGCGCGGACGAGACGACGCGCGACACGCTGACCAAGGTCGCCAGGGAGACCAATCTCAACGCGGTGATGATCGAGGCGGCAACGGCCGGCTCGGTCGGGTCGGTGGCGATCCTGATGCGCGTGCTGCGCGGCCGGGTCTTTTTCTCGGTCATGCGCTCGACGTTCCTGACACCCGAGTGGAATCCGGAGGCGCCCGACACGCTCGATGCGGTGACCGAGCGCTACAAGGTCAAGGGTGACGTGCTGCGCGAGGCCGGTTACCAGGTGGCCGACGACGATCTGAAGGCCGAGTTCTGGTTCCAGCGCGTCTGGGACGCGGCGGCCGAGAGCTGGTTCCTGCCGCTCAAGAAGGTCGACGCCGACAGCGGCGCGCAGCCGGTGCTCGACCAGGCCAAGACCGTCAAGCACAGCCTGGGCTTCGTGCCGATCGCGTGGGTGCGCAACCTGCCCGGCGGCGACGAGATCGACGGCGAGCCGACGTTCCCGGTCGAGGCCATCGACACGCAGATCGAGGCCGACTACCTGCTCAGCCAGGGTGGCCGCGGCCTGAAGTACCAGAGCGACCCGACGCTGCACATCAAGGAGCCGGCCTTCTCGGGCCAGGGTCCGGTCATCAAGGGCGCGGCCAATGCCATCGTGACGGCGGCAGAAGGCGACGCCAAGCTGCTCGAGATCAGCGGCGACGCCGCCGGCGCGGTGCTGGAATGGGTGCGCGGGCTGCGCGAGCTGGCCCTGGAAGGCGCTGGCGGCAACCGGGCGAACGCGGACAAGCTCAGCTCGGCCCAGTCCGGCCGCGCGATGGAGCTGATGAACCAGGCGCTGATCTGGCTGGCCGACAAGCTGCGCATCAGCTACGGCGAGGGCGCGCTGCTCGACCTGCTGAACATGGTCGTCAAGGCCTCGGCCAAGCTCGACCTGGTCGACAAGAAGGGCCGCAAGCTCGACAAGCTCAGCACAGACGAGGACGTGGCGCTGCGCTGGCCGCAGTGGTACCAGCCGACCTACGCCGACAAGCAGACGCAGGCCGAGACGCTCGATGTGCTGCGCCAGGCCGGCCTGCTGTCCCGAGAGACCGGCGTGAAGGCGCTGGCCGCGAGCTACGACATCGCCGACCCGGAGGACGAAATCCGGCAGATCGACGCCGACCCACCGCCGCCCAACAGCCAGGCCGCCAAGCCGGCCAAAGAGCCGCTGAGCAACTCCGAGGACTGACATGCCGAAGATATTCATTACGAGCGCGAGCAACCCCTACGGCTACCCGATCGGCTCGACCCAGACCGTCAACGATGCCGTCGCCCTGGCCGCTCTTGCCACTGCGGATCTCGGCGGTGGCTGGGCGCAGCTCAGCAACACGGTCGCGCCGCTGTCCATCACCCCGCAGGACGCGGAAAAGCAGAACAGGACGCCTGCGCTTTTGACTGCCTTGTCAGCGGCTGGGAACCAGCCGGCCACGGGAGTGGTGGATGTCATCGCGTTCGGCGACAGCTTCACCGTGCGCGGCAACGCGAATGGTGTCATCACGGCGGCGACCCGCACCAGCAACGTCGTCACCGTCACGGCCGCGAGTCACGGCCTGGCCTCGGGCATGCTGGCCACGTTCTGCAATTTCGCAGACACCTCGTACAACGCGGTGAATGCGCCGGTCACCTACATCGACGCCAATACGCTGAGCTACGCATCAATCGGCGCGAACGGCAGCACGACCAACATCGACGGTCTGTCGAACGCGACGACCAAGAAGCCGATGTCGGTGATCAACCGCATGTCGCAGACCGACAACGGCTACTTCATGCGGCTCAAGAGCAATGCGGGCGGCTCCATCCGCTTCGTACACAACGGCGGCGCACCGGGCCAGACAGCGGCAGACGGCCGCACGCGCTTCCTGGCCGAGCTGGCGAAGGCCCCTTCTGCCAAGCTGCTGATCCTGCTGTTCGGCTACAACGACTTCGCCATCGCCGGCCGCACCGCAGATGCGGTGTACGCGGATGTGACGTGGATGGCGGCCCAGGCCCGCGCCGCCGGCCTGCTGGTCGTGATCGTCGGCGCCAGCCCGTGGGTCAGCGGCGGCACGGCGACCAATCGCGCCGAGGCCGTGCGCTACAACCGGCTGCTGCGTGCGTATTGCAGCGTCAACCCCGGAATTCGATTCGCTGACGCGGGCAAATACCTGATCGACGCCACCAACGCGACGGGCAACTACCCGCTGCCGAATCTCATCGCAACAGACGGCGTGCACCCGACCCCGGCCGGCGCGAACCTGATCGCCAAGGCCATTTGGGACCAGCTCTCGCCGGGCTGGCTGGCACCTTCGCTGCTGGTGCAGTCCAACGTCGACAACTACGGCGCCAACAACCTCAGCCGCAACATTCTGGACTTTGCGCCCTGGAACGCCACAGGCGGCAGCATCAACGCTCCGGTGACGGGCACCTGTCCGCAGGGCTACACGGTCTATGCGACGAACACCAGCGGCACCGGCACCTTTGCCGTGGTCGGCGCGGCGCGGGCTGACGGCAAGGGCAACGACCTGCAGTTCACGGTCAAGGCTGGCGGCGCAAGCGACAACTTCATCATCAATTTCGCCAGCAACATCACCAACGCTCGATTCGCGGCGGGTGACAAGCTGCGCATGATCTTTCAGCTCGCTCTCTCCAGCACGGCGACGGCCAACGTCAAGGGCATCTTGGCCGGCTTCTACTTCCAGGGCGGCACGCAGAACCCACAGCCTGGAATCATCCTGCCCAATGCGACCACTTCGGCCGAGTACGGTGCGGCTGACGAGACGATCACCTTCGTGAGCGAAGACATCGTGGTCCCCAGCGATGGCGCCACCAGCTTCGGCTTCCAGCTGTACCTGAACTTTGCGGGTGCATCCACCGTCGCTGTGGTCGGCAAGCTCGGCGCGGCCAGCATCGAGAAGCAGTAAGGCCAGGCCCTCCGCCAGCATCTTCAAACACCCAGTTCAAGAAAGGAACTGACATGCACTACCGAAACGGCCGCGAGGCCAAGAACGGCGACAAGATCATCCGACTCGCCGGCGGCAAGATCGACGCCTTCGGCTGGCTCGTCGATGCCGTTCCCGGCAACGACTATTGCAACGGCTCCATCGTGGACAAGCGTGGCGTCGTGGACTACGCCTGCTTGTGCGACTGCCTGCACGTCGACGACGTGGCCGAGCTGCTGGCCGCGCAAGGCCTGGCCAAGCGCCCCGAGGGCAAGTAGCCGATCCCCTGCCGGCCGCACGCCGGCATTCCCCCGGGCTGCCAGATGGCGGCCTTTTTTCAACCCGGAGGGCCTGATGCCTGAAGACCACCAACCACTGCCTGATCTCCACCTCGGCAACGCCGCA